TTGATCGCGTCGCGCTCGCTCTGTTCCGCCTCGAAGGCACGCTCCTGTAGGTCGATAGCGCGGTGCCGCGCGCCGATCTGGCTCTCTGCGAGTTCAAGCTCCTTCGACATCGCCTCGCGCTGAAGCTCCCGGTCCTCCAGCGCGCGCATGTGATCCTGACCCTGGTTGAACGAGTCCACCGCGGTGTTCGCGCCGTGGTCCCCGTAGAGCTTGCCGCTGATTTGTACGATTTCAGGCATGGCCTAGTTCCCCGCCTGGGCGGGGCCGATGCTTCCACCTGGGACGCCAAATGGCCCGTTGAAATATGCGTCACTGGGGCCACTGCTGCCGCTGCCGGTGAACAGCCCACCAATCAAACCGCCGAGTTCCGAGCCCATCTGCCCCCACCCCGTCGATTGAGATATCTGCTGACCGTCAAGTTGGTGGGCTAACAGGTTTACAAGGTTGGTGTTCTGGCTCGACCCGAAGCCGAGATGTTCGGTTTTGTTGTTCGCCAGCATCCCCAGCGCGCCCATGTTCCGGTTCGTGTTCTGCCCGATGAGGCTTGAGCGCAGGCCAGCCAGGCCCTCGTCCACCTCGCCAAAGGCGCGGTTGGAGTCCGCCTGGATGCCGCGCTGGAGGTTTGCGCCTACCGTCGTGTTGTAAAGCCCGCGCTGTGCGAGCCCGGAGTTCATCGCCCCCAGCGACTGCTGCTCGCGCTCGTTGATGCGCCGGTATGCGGATTGGCCCAATGATCCAACCGCCGCCTCCGCGCGCTGCCCCCCCGCCTGCGACATACTCAGCATCTGCTCCAGCAAGCCGCCCTTCTCCGCGAGCAGCGCGTTGCCGCTCTGCGTCCAGCCACGGATCAGATCCGCGAGACCCTTGATGTTCCCAAGGTAGTCCTTCTTTGCCTGCCGTTGCGCCTTGCGCGCCTTGCTCCCACCGATTGCGCTACCCAAGAGGTTCCCAGCGAGGGGGAGTGCTGCTTGCCAAGCCATGTTATTTCTCCATCATGCCCGCATCCGTGATCGAAACGACCAGGGCGCGCAGGGCTGTGTTCTGTTCCACTGTGCGTTTGTTGAAGTCCGTCGCCCGCATGTACGCCAGGATGGCGTCTACCTTAGCCTCTAGCGTGTTGATGGCATCGTCTTTGAGGGACGCCTCAATCCCGTCATAGGTTGCGCTAGAGGATAAGGGTGATTGTCCCAGGTCGGCGGGAATAGAGGCCGATTCTGCCGAGGCGGGCGCCGGAACCACAACGGAGTCCGCTTGCCGCAGGGCTACACGTCCCTTTGCGTCGATGTGGAGGGGCTCCTGGTACGACTGGTTTGCCGCGCGGTCAGCTTGTGCGTTCCGCCGCGCACGGGGATCCTTATCGCCCATCGTGCGGCTGCCTGTACCAGCACGCAAGGCCGGCACGCGCGGAGCCTCGCCCCTCACGACCGCACCCGCTTCCTGCCAGCTGGAGAGGCCATCACAGACGCCTCCTCTAACGCCCATGCTGTTGGGCCAGCGTTGTAGATCCGCAACCACGCAGACGAGCCCTTAGCCCGCGCTGCTGAGGATGGGTTGCGGCCTGGCGCGAGTTCGCCTTCGGATACGGGGGATCCGAGGGAATCCGAGCGGTCTGTCGCGAACCACTCATATCGCGCCCCGCCCTGATCTTTAGATAGGACGGTTTCCAGCCCGGAGAAGCGAATCTCCGCGGGCGTATCTTTGGGGGCAATCGGGCCTATGAGGACGCGGCTGTCAATGCGTGCGCTGCCGTCCGTAACCGCTGCCTTGTCCCAGTACCGGACCACACCATCCTCACACCCGAAGAGGAGCGTACGGTCTGCGGGGAGGTCGCCATCAACTACCAGCGCGCTCGTCGGCTGCACTCCCACCGGGAACGTATCTGAGAACCAGGCGTCCGCCTTCGCCTCCCAGAACCACGCATCGCGAAGCACGCCCGTGACGTTATTCATCTGGAGGACGTGGAGCCCCTCGTCCTCATAGTTCCATTCAAGTTCGACGCGCACCGCAGACTGATCCACCGCACGCAGCCGCTCCTCGATGCGATGCACGGAAATTCGCCGGATGCTGCCACCGGGGTCCATCTGCACCACGCCCCCGCGCTGGGACATGAAGTAAATCCGCCCTTCAGGGTCTTTTGTCCATGCCGTGCCAAACGCGACGCCGTGCTGATCGCTCACAAGATCAATCTGACCGCCCGCCGCAGGGTCGCCATTCATCCTGTGGATCGTGTGGTCTCCACCAATGATCGCGAGGTCATCGGTGTAGGGGATAAATGCTGTGATGAGATCGGGGTTCTTGCCGATCTCCGGGCGAGAGTCGCCGCTCACCGCCATCTGCGACGAGGGCACAGGCGGGAAATAATCCCAGTTGAACGGGTCGCCCTGCCTCGACATATACCAGTTGTTTGGGTCGTCCGCGCTTCGGAACATAACCAGGCGACCGTTCCACGCCGTGATGCCGCGACACCGCTTCGGAAGCTCGCCCGACGAAGCAGCCTTGAACTTGCGCGCATTCAGAGCTTTCGCGTCGTATAGCCACTCCCGCAGGCCATCGACGTAGTACACCTTGTCGAAAAGAACCGCTGACTGGATGTTAGAGCTTGCAGCGTCGAGCGCACCAGCCCCACCTGACGCAACTACTTCAGGCACGCCACCCTTCGTGAACTTCACAATGTCACCGTTCGACACACCGAGCAGCGTCATCTCGCGCGGGCCGCCTGTCGTCCGATCCTTTTTGAGCGTCTGCACCTTGCGGATCGTCTGGATCGTTTGGTCTAGCACGCCACTATTGAGGTTGCTGCTGACCACATAGACGTGCTCGGGGCCAAGGTCAGGAAGCACGCCAAAGTTCGGCCCCACAGGAGGAAACGCAACCGCAAAGCCCTCAGTCCGTAGCGGGTCCGCAGAGTACCCCCACGCCTGCTCGCCGGTAGAGCCCAGTCGCTTCGTGACCATCGCCTTACCCACGCCTGTATCCGCCTGCGGCACGTAGAAGTTATCCACCGAGTCCACCGCCACGCGAGGCGTCAGGTATGTCGCGTCTTCCACGCGCTCGGCAACCCATGAATTCGCTGAGTCCTGGCCGGTCGTGAAGCCTGTGACGAGAAGGATGTTGGAGTCGCTCGACAGGATGGTGTACGTCAGGGCTGGTGTCACCGGATCAGAGACGTTGCCCACCACGGGCTTCGTCACCAAGATCGTATCGTCCGCGCCGTCCTGAAGCGGGTCGATCACCGTGGTCGTGAGGTCCATCGCAAGGGCAATACGGATGCCTGTTGTGCTATACGTGACAGCCCCGCTAATCGCCTCGTCAAGCGCCTGGACTCCGCCGGCAACGGTCGCCCGAGCTGGCAACATGAGGTTGGACCCGGTGACGCCGTTGGGGTTCACGCCCAGGCTCCAGTTTGTTGTCACAGCCAAGTTGGCGCTCACGTTGACGAGCGTGATCGGAGTGTGATTCGCGCCGAGGTCGTCGTGTTTGATGCTTAGGCTTGTGGGGAAGCCAATAGGCTCCGTCGCTGCCCCAGGAACATTGACCAGGAAGGGAAAGCCCGCGTCAATAATTGCTGCCTTGACGTTGTTCATCGTGGCCTGCGCGTTTGCGCCGCCGCCCGTCACCCTAAGAACCTCGCGCGATGTGTCTGTTTCGGTCCCTGTCAGGGTGTCCTTGAACGTGAATGTGACCGTTTGCGTGCCATCAGGGATAATGAAGGCGTCGTCCTCATCTGGATCCCCTGTCAACTGGATGGTGGCCGACGCCCGTTCCGCCAACGTGTCGAACTCAAACGTCTCCGTCTCTGTGCCGTCGCTGACCGTTACGGTTTCGCCGGCCAGTGTCCCGGAGAGCACCTGAATCGTCCCCGCCGACGCCTGATCAACCACATACGACGCGCCCAGGTCTTCCACTTTGCGGTACGACACCGCCGACTCCTCCAGGTTGGAGAGGCCCAACCACACGGGCGTCTGTCCCGGCGCGTTCGTCACGACATGCTGCCCATAGCACAAGAGGTCGTCGTTGCTGTCTGCGGCCACACCCAGCCCCACGCCCCCGGCGCTGAGGGCCCACACAAGTTCGCCGCCGGAACCCCACTTCGCGAGGATGGGGTCCACGCTCTGGAGCGCAAGCTCTGAAGCCGACTGCGTGAACGTGCTCCCACCTGTGCCGCCCGACGCGGGAGGGCCAGGCGTGGCGCCGCCCGATGCGTA